TGAACTTAAAAACAACTTTGGCCACATCTGGATGCAGATCGGCCAGCATCTGGCTCTTGGGCAAAGTCCCTTCTGCATCGTAAAAATCTGCACTGTTGCCACCACGCATTCGCTGTGTGGTGATCTTTCCGCACAGGAATGCATTGAACTGAATAGTGCAGAGTCCATCCTTTAGTACGCGAATACTCAGGTCAGTGTCCTCGTTGTATCGCCCCCGCCAGCGGTAGCCGGAGTGGTTGTCGATCAGCAGGCATGAGTAAATGCGCGTGTTCAAGATGTACGGGGGAACGGGGTCGCCCTTCTTGCAAAAAGAGTAGTAGTTGAGGCCGGCCACTGGCACATTGGAATAGCGGCAAACAAAATCCTCTGCTGCTAAAAGGGTTGAGCCTGTCCTGACCTCAAATTTCTCGTTCCGGTTGAGGTAGTGGAAGGCATCGATGTTGTCATCCATTACCCAATGACGGGGGTGCTTCATCCAGATAGAGTGATCGATGCAGAAGTTTCGTGCGGGGCCCGGCCCCGTGCTCTTCCCCGCATACCCCAAGGCATCACAGGTTTCGTACTCTGCCTTGTATATCGGCGGCAGCACCAGCAATTCCCCGTAGCACCTGCCGGCCCTGTACAGGTCAAGCTCCTGCTCCTCCACCACAATGTAGTGCGGCACGCCCATCTCATGCAGCGCTCTGGTCGTGAGGCCATTGGCATGGCGGCCCTTGGAAACGATGTAGACCGGAAACTTAGGATTCATCGACATACACCTTGCGCTCAAGCCCCCAATGCGACTTGAACGGATGCCAAATGCTTTTTGTTTTTATGGTCAGCTTTTGGTTGATAACTTTTTCAAAGTCTTTGTAGTCGGCCTCGGTATCAAACCTGACGATTAGCTCTTTAAATGGCTCTTTTTTTTCCTGAACAAATTCAGGCATACCGACCCACTCAGGGTACTCGTCAAACAAATCTTTGTCTCCGGTCACTGCTGCTTCTCCTTAACCAAACTGGCAGCAGCGTGCTTCTCACCGATCAGGTCTTCGCTGATGGTGATGTCCAGCTTGGCAATGGCTGACGGGGACTTCAGATCGAATGCCTGTGGGTAGGACTTCAGCGCCTCGTAGGCCAAGGCGTCAGACTTCCAAAACTTGGTCTTGCGCCCTTGGCGCAGTGTCCAGCCTTGGATCTGTGATCCGCTGGTGATCTGACGCTTGGCCGACTCCAGCACTGCATCCGACCACAGCGCTGCAAGCTGCGCCAGTTCAATGTCCTCAGATGTCACATGCGGAACGGCAATCGTGTCATCCTTGTCGGCCTGCTTGACAAGATCTGCAAACTCTTTTCGGGCGTTGTCCTGCACCTTCTGCCGCATGGATGGGCAGATGGGCTTGGCCTTGCAGTAGCGGCAAGCGCTGGTGCTTGGGTTGGTCGGTGCGTCATCGGTCAGCGCGAGGTTGGCAGCGGCCAGCAGGTCGTGGCCGTGCGAGATCAGGTCAGCGCCTGAGACTGTCCACTTGCTGTGGCCGGCGCGGGGCTGGAAGATGTGCATGGTGCATTGGATGGATGCAGGCGCATTCAACATGCGCATAACGCCCAAAGCGTAGGTCAGCATCTGCTTGTTGTCCTCGGCCTCGACCAAGACGCGCCCGGTCTTGAGATCTACGACATGGAGGTGGTCGCCGTCCACCAGCACGGCATCAGCAGTGCCGCCAAGGGATTGATGCAGGGTCTTCAGACCTGCGTCCACATTCACCTCGATCATGCGCTTGCGGGGGTTCTCAACCAGCGTGTTGACAAAATCGGCGTACTCAACAGCCATGTCGATGTGGTCATCGGGATAGTCTTTGGGATTGAACGCCTCGCCGCGCAGGAAGCGCTCGGATAGCTCATGGATAGCCGTGCCGATGGCAGCGGCCTCGCCGGCTGGCTCATACGGCATGAGGCTTTCCAGCCGGTAAGAGCCTGGGCAGCTCATCACCCTGTCCATGCGGGATGCCGACAGTCGGGCGTGTTTGCGGTCAGTGTGCTGGGTCATTGCTGGGCCTTTTTGTTTGTAAAACTTAATGCATCTGAAATGTTTGAAAGCGTGTATTCATACACTTTTACATTTGATGCTCCATGATGCTTTGCGTAAGATTTGATGTCTTTTTGTACAGCCGTTTTACTGCCGTACTGTATTGATTGTTTTTGACCAGAATAAGCAGAAACAAATTTGACAATAAAAAACTTTTTCACAGCTTTCTCCTTTAAATAATCTGATTCACGATGTTCTGCTTTTTCAAAACCTTAGCCAGCACATTGTGGTCGAGTGATGCCCTGATCGTCAGCAGGTAGATCACCGGCTTGACCCCTGACTTGTTGATGTTCTCCACCCTGCTGGATGCCTGCTCCAGTGCAGAGGTTGACCAAGTGCATTCGACAAAGACAATCGTGTCGGCGGCACTCAGGTCTACGCCCTCACTCATGGCCGCAATGTTGCCCACAATGCACTTGGTCTGGCCAGACTGAAATGCCGCAATGTTCTCTGTACGCTTGGTGGCAGGAGTGTCGCCCACCACCACCACCGGCTTGTGGTCTTTGAGTTCCTCGACCAGCCCATGCACCACATCCTTGTGATGCGCGAATACGACAACAGGCTCACCGGATTGCAGCAGGTCGCTGATGAATTCAGATGCCGCCTTGATCTTGCGCATGCCTGCCTCGCGCATGATCTCGGCCAGCCCCTCAAAGGCCATCAGGGCGTTTGGATTGGCGACCAAGGCATCGGCATCAAACTGCTGCTCACGCTTGTCTACGGGCAGGTCAAATGTCACCAAGCTCACCTGCGGCTGCTGGTAGTCCATGAAGATGTCTTCCTTCTTCCGGCGCAACATGTGGGGCTTGACTAGAGCCTTGAGTTCAGGGATGTTGCTGGCTCCAGAGACATCCAGACCGCCCCAAGGGGGATTCCATGCTTTGCAGTACCGATAGACAAAATCAAACCAGCCACCCCTATAGATGCCCAGGCCGTGGAGAATTGGCCAAAGCTCTGCCGGTCGGTTTTTCATTGGCGTGCCTGAAAGTGCATAAATTCTTGGCACTTTCTTCATCATCAGCATGGCCGCCTTGGTGCGTATCGCCTTTGGATTTCCAAGCCGGTGGAACTCGTCAAACACCACAGTTTTAATTCCTGTAAATGCCGTAACACTGCTCAGGATGTCGTAGTTCACGATGGTGACACCGGCGCAAATAATCTCTGCTGCCTGCTTTTTCCCATTGACAACCCGCACTGGTACGGACGGGTCAAGCCGGTTGAATGCGGCCTCCCAGACTGTTTTAACCACCGCTGGGCAAACGATGATGGCCGGTAGGTGTTGCAGTGCGGCAGCGGCGGCAGGTAAACTTTTCCCCACCCGAGCCTGATCGCAAAGCAAACACCTTTTTTGAGCCAGTAGAAAGTCTCTGGCCTCTTCTTGGTGGGGGAACAGTTTCATCGTTTTCCTCGTTTTCAGCGGTTTATGGAATCTTGATTGTGGCTCAAAGAAAAAACACTTGCAACATTTATTTGTGCTAAAGTGCAATTGCTTGACCGCCTTGGTCAAGCTGAAAACCTGAAAACGATCAACCTGAAGGAACGATCAAATGTCTACAAGAGTCACAACCGGCGAGGTGCGCACCTCCTACTTCTCAGGCTTGCAGAGCCGCAAAAACGAAATGAATGGTAAGGATGAGTACAGCACTCAGATCCTCATTCCCAAGACCGACAAAGAAACGCTGGCCGCTTTGAAGGCAGCAGCCAAAGAGGCACTGGTCGCCAAGTTCGGTGACAAAGTGCCGAAAAACATCCGCAACCCCTTGCGTGATGGCGACACTGAAACCAAGACAGACGGGTCGCCACTTGGCAAAGAGTACGCTGGCCACTTCTTTTGCAATGTCAAGAGCACGGCAAAGCCAGGTGCTATTGACGCCCACGGCAACGACCTGATTGGCGCTGACGATATTGTCAGTGGCGACTATGTGCGGGTGAGCCTGAATGCCTATGCCTACAGCCAAGCCGGCAACAATGGCGTGTCGTTTGGCCTGAATAACATCTTGTTGCTCAAGAAGGGTCAGCCTCTGGGTAGCTCTAAGCCAAGTGCCGCTGATGACTTCGGCATCGGCAAGTCGACTGCACCAGCCGCCGCTGCCGCCGAGTCTTCAGACTGGTGATTTTTGATCAATCAGCTTGAGCAAAGCCTGCTCAAGTTGGTTGACTGAATCCCAAAGGGGCTTCACAGACCCTGACATCCAGCGGCTCACCTGCGGCTGCTGGATGCCAGCCTCACGGCATACGGCATTCATCCTGATGCCGTGCTCTCTGGCCTTGTCTCTGATGTCTTGTACTGATTGCATAGCTGTATTTTAGCAACAACAGATCAATTTATTGACTACTATGCGAATTAGTTTATTTGATGTAAACTTCGTAACACATTAACTCAAGGGGAATAACATGAACAAATTAAGCAATCGTGCCGATGCAGCGCTGGACTATCTGCTGTGCTTGGTGATCGGCTGCGGCTTGGCTGCGGCACTGGTGGCATGGTGGTCGGCATGATCAAGACGCCGCCACCATCGCTGAACAAAACGCTCGGGGCGTACAACCCCCTTGAACTCAAACCATTCACAGGCCGACCAGGTGCTATGGACGCATTCAAGCTGCCGTCCTTGATCGCAAATGTGCAGGTCTTCAGGAAAGATGCAGACAAGCTATGAGTGATGTAATCCTTAAACCAGCTTTGGAGGCCGCTATCGAACTGATGGACGATCTGCTGAGTCCAGAGGTCTATGGCCATGCGATACCGGAAGACGCCCATATAAGGGCTTTCGTGGTGCGTGCTATGCTGCGCCGCGAGTACACCCGCACGATGCAAGATGCGCGGACTAAAGCCGGTCTATAGAGCCGCCATCATCCGGCTGTTGAGCATTGGCCCGTTGAGTGTTGCCGAGATAGCTGTGCGCCTGCCATGCGCCTTGGCGACCGCATACGACAATGTCCGAGCACTGCGCAAGGCCAAGGTGGTGCGGGTGCATGGGTATGAGAAGTCCGGCAACATGACCACGGCCTTGCTGACGATGGGCAGTGAGCCGGATGCACCAAGGCCCCTGTCGTTTACAGCCGCCGAGCGCATGCGCAAAAAGCGCCACAAGATGAGCGCTGACGATAAGGATTTTCTGAATGCACGCCGCCGTCAGAGGAATCGAAAGATCAAGATCGATCCGCTGACAGCGGCATTTTTTGGGGGGATGCGTTAGGGGGCGACTATTCCGAGAAGGCCAGATTGCTGTGACATCGGCAAGAATTGATTCATTATTTGAGATTCGGTTACTTTGCTGGGATATGTTTTCTCACGGAGATCAAACACCTCAGACAAAAATGGATCACCAGTTTTTTTCTTAGAGTACCCAAGAACTGAGTCGTATCCAGCATTTCTCACTGCATTGGCCACGATATGTTCTTGCATTGCATAAGCAAGCTGGTTACCAGCAGGGCTGTTTTTGTAGATGTTTTCAGCCATTGATGGATCACCACCATATTGGCCCAGAGTTTCTTTGATGCGGTCGATTTTCTCAGCCTCGCTTAACCGATTTGATGGAATTGACCTTACTGCACCAGCCTGCAATACATCTGAGCGCATTTTTTCATAAGCACCTTTGCCAAGCAATTGGTCATAAGCATTTTGAGGCGCTTTGCCACCAGTTGCTCCTTTGATGAACAGCGGATTTTTGTACAGTGTCTCACCAGAAAACAATTCACTGCCACCATATGTTTGGTTTTGGGCAGATTGCTTGTGCTTGTAATAGCTCATTGAACTAGACCCTTCTGGCAAATAGAACACTCCTGTTCTTCCAGAAATTTCTCCTGCTTGCTCTGGCTTTTGGCCGCGAGTCAGTCGCATCAACAAACCTTCATTTGTTATCTGGGCGTTTGGCGTATTTTGAACAGCTTGCAAAAACTCAGGACTGCTTGGCAGATTAAGTTTTGTGCCAAGACCCCTTGCTGTTTCTACGGGGATGATGTTCGGCATCAAGCCCTGCTGCTGTAAGTAGCCCTCAGTCATACGCGCCGCCGTTGGTGCAAGAGCCTTGGCTCCAGCGCCAACTGCTCTGACCGCTGGGGCTGGGTTTAGTGGGACAAACGATCCCGCTTGACCGGCCACTTCGCCAGCCCTTGATGTCGGGGCTAGTGGGAGCGTTTTAAGAAAACGCTCCGTGTCTGGGTACTTGTACTGTTCTTGGCCTGATAAGCCTTGCATGGCCAACTGTGCAACTCTGGCCGGCGTGAATGCAATGGGTTGGTTAACGACATCACCAAAAATTCCAAGCAGCCCAGCTAGCCGCCCACGCAGCACATCCAATGGCAGATTGGCCGCATCTTGTGGGTTGCCGTAGTCGCCTCTGAAAGCGTTGGGGTAGATGCCAAACGCAGCGCGGTTTTCTTCTTCATCAAGCAGGGCCATGATGTTCCTTATGGTGCAGGGTTGTCTGAGATCATGCCGCCGATTTGACCAGCGCCAAAGCCCGAAACACCAGCAGCCCTTGCCCGAGACAAGTTGAGTCTGCGAATGATTTCAGACAATTGCTGAAGTTGCTGCGGATCACGCGACAGCAAGATCCGGCCAATCTCATTGCGCACCGCTTCAGGCGTTTTTGCTTGCCGCGCCAAGTTGGTTGCCGTTGTAACAATCGCCATAGGGTTGCCCGATGAGACGGCAGTGACCGCCTGCCCCAATGGTGCAATATCCAAGTCGGCCTCGCCGGCCAAACGCGCAGCAGTCTGTGAGCCTTGCCCAGTCGCCTCAAACTTTTTAAGCTGACCTTCTCGCAAAACAGCAGCAGAAAACGCTTTGTAGTCATTGCCAAATGCCGCCTTCAATCGCTCTTGCGTTGCTGGCTCTTTATAGAACTTGAGCAATGATGTGCGGCCAGCTTCTGTGCCGGTCTGCTGGCGCAAGGCTTGCAGCACACCAATTCGGTATGCGTCCATCTCGGATTGGCTAAACCCCTTGGTGGCTTGTTGCACATCCAAAATGTCGCCCTTCATAACCATGCGGCCAATGTCAGCGGCGTCAATCATCTGTGATGGGCCTGCATATGTCTTCATAGCCAAGCCGTATGCAGACTGACCACCGATCTTTGGTGATTTTTCTGTCAAAAATTCAATCAAGTCTGTGCGAATCTTATCGGTTGCCAAAGCATCGTTAGTTTCACCAGCCCTCTTCAATCCTTGGGCGGCATCGTAGAGAGATTGCTTTAGAGTATCCAGCACATTCATGGGTACGGGTTGGCCGTACTTTAGCTGGGACAAATCAAGGTCTAGGCCAGTTTGCTTTGTGTACAGACCTTCAGCCTTTTTCTGCAAACTTTGTGATTTCTTCAGTAGCGTGATTAGATTGTTGTCTACCTGCACATTGGAGTTATCAACTACAGCGTAGTACGGGCGAGACTCTAAAAACCGCTGGGCTTTAAAGTTGTCAATGCTTTGGGTGAATTGAGCTCCTTGAGCGCCAAGCGTTTCATCAGATGCGGTCATCAGTCGAGGGCCGGCGCCGACTTGTCGTTCACGAATGGCACGGGCCACAGCGTTGGGCGTAGTGCCTGGCAGTGTGGCCTGCACATCTAGCAGGTTGAATGTTGACTTCCCGCCCACATCGGCAATGCGTGCTTGTGGGCCAAGTTTGGCCAGCCGAGCCTGTGCGCGGTTTAGTGCCGAGCCAGGGTCTAGTGGTGTAGGCACATCACGAATCAATGCCTCGGCCACTTTCTGCTGTGCTTGAGTGCCGGCAGATGTGGGGAATATCCTTGATGTAACTTGCCGACCACCAGCACCTAAGATGCCCATAGCAGGCTGACTGACTGCACCAAAACCACCACCAATCAAGCCGCTTTTTTGTGACTCTAAAAACATGTCCAATGGGTTGTCGGCATAAGACCCGCCAAGCCCACTAAGAGTGCCGTAGCCGTAGCCAGAGCCTGCTGCTTGGGCTGTCCGCTGACCCATGCCCATCACTTGGCCAGCCGCTGGTGCGCCGGCCATATATGTGCCGGCACGCTGCAAGGTTGGCGCAATGCTGGGGGCTGCTCGAACAATAGATGGCAAAACCGCTGCACCAATCTTGGCTGGAATCGCTGCCAGAGACAGCGGAAGACTTGCGGCTAATTGCATACCGCCAGCCGTAAATGGTCGCTCTTCTTGAAAAGACTCAGACATACCACGCAATAAGTCGCGGGTCTGCTCATAAGCCTGACCCAGTGGGATGTCTTGCCGCGCCGCTTGAATTGGAGCCGCAACAGCACCAGCAATGCGGGGAAACATATTAAAGGTTGGGCCTTGCAATGCACTGATTGCGCCGCGCTGCGCTGTTGGCATTTCTGTGCCAGCCCGATACGCTGGAGATTGACCCAAGAACTTCAGAATCTCATCAGGCTTGTAATTGCTTTCAAGGGCCGTGGCAATCTGTGGGCCAACATCAGGCAGTTGCGCCAAAAACTCAACAATCTGATTGTCGCTAAAACCTTCTTTTTTGGCTTCTTTAATTTTTTCTTGGATGTCTTCCATCATTAGCCCCCAAAAATGTCGTTTAGGTTTTTGCGTTTTTGCGGTGCGCCATCAGGGCCAGGTTGCGGTTTGCGCATAATTGATGGAACAGTGGCCGGTGCGCCAAGTACAGTGTCAAGGTTTTTGAATCCGTAAGCCTCGCCAAATTGTTGGTACTCTGCACGCTTCTTGTTGTAAGCCTGACCAGCAGCAGCGTATAGCTCGTTGGAGAGTCGTTCAAAGTCATCACGCTGAGTAGGCGTCAGCTTTTGGCCGGACAGCATGTTACTGAAATAGTTCTGCAAACGATCCATGCGGCCACCAGCAGCCATTGCAATGCCAAGCTCAGACTCACGCACAACAGAGCCAGGGTCAAGCAGCTTCATCACCTTGGTAGCACCAGCGACATCACCAATTGGTGTGCCTTGTTTCAGTGATGAAACAACTTGGCTGTATGCAGTCTCCATGTCGCTAAAGTCTTTGTAGATTGGCTCTGCTTTAAATTTAGAGCCAATCGCCATTAGATTGGTAAAGCCTGCTTGGCCACCAGTCATGTCAATAACTGGTTTGACATCAACCTTAGTGGCAATTTGCTGACGATATTCGCCAACCTTACTAGTGCCTGCTGGGCCAGTGCCAGCCAATGGTTGACCGGTAAGATATTCCACAGCACGAATGTCAGGTGAAAGCGCCTCATAAGGCATCATGTTTGGAGCAATTCTGTTTTGACCCAGCTTGTTGGTTTGCACCATAACAGTTCGGCCATCAATAACCACTGGCCTTGCCTCACCAAACTCTGATGCCGCTGACGACATCCTGAGCAACTCCGGCACGCCCTTGTCACGGCCAAGGCTACCGATTAATTTAAGCTGCTCTTGGCTTAACCCAGAAAAAATACTAGGCGCAGCAGCAGGCGCAGCCGCCATCGGCGGTGGCATCCGCACAGGCATCGTCTCCGACACAAATCTTTCAACAGGCGGCACTGCCACACCCGTCAATGGCTCTGGTGGCATTACTTGCGGCATTGCTGGTGGAATTATTGGCGCAGCCGGAGCACCTCCTTGCCCTTGAATAAACTTTAAAAAATCAGCATCAGCCATTGCAGCGCGTTGAGCCTCTTTCAGCTTCTCGCCGACCATCAGATCCTGCACCGACCCAGCACGCGCTTGGGTGTAGCCTTGCTGGCCAGCTTGCAGTGCCGAGCCAAGGGCTTGGCCAAGGCCGATGGGGGTGGTGCTACGGCCACCGGCTTGCAGCAGTGCAGCCGCCGCTGCCAGCGTAGCGTTGCGGCCCATCAGCTTGCGCTGGTCTTCACTCAGCAGCGCATCAAGACCAGTGGGCGTGCCGCCCTGCATGCCGCCGAACATGTTGCCAAAGTTTGCAAAGTCAAATGGTGTTGACATTTTTATCCCCTTAACCTATTGCGCCCAAAAGACCACCAGCAATTGCGCCATAAGGGCCAAACATTTGGCCGCCAGCCAAAGCACCACCCAAAGCACCCGATGCGGCATTGCGGGTGTAAGGCGTTGATACACTGCCGCCCAAGTTGGCAGGGCTTGCACCCAAGCTGGACTGTACGATGCCAAGTTTTTGCAGGCCGATGTTGCGGATGGCATCAAGCTGTTGCTGCTCAAAAGCCTGACGCGCACCGCCAAGTGCCATCACATTCTGGCCGCCTTGGAGATTCTGGCCACGGGCGTACTGAGCCAATTGAGCCGCCTGTCCATAGCCCTGATTGCGCAGATTCGCTGACAGGTCAGCGGCCTGCTTGAGTGCAGCGGCATTGGTCAGTGAAGACTGCACACCTTGGCGTGAGCCACCAAAGGCTTTGGCCTGTGTTGCAGCCTGACGATCTCTGAGGTCTTGCATCTGGCGGCTCGACTCAATGTCGCCAAGGCTGCGGTCAATCACCTCCTGCTGGTACGGATTCATAAACCCGCCAATTTCCTGCCCAGTGAACGGGGTCAGAGACTGGTTGACAATCTGCTGCTCACCAGCCTGATACAAAGGGTTGTAGCCAGCAAACTGCTGGACGGGCAATGCCCCTGCAACACCTTGAGCCTGCTGAAAGTTTGTGAGAAACGCACTCTTGATGTCAGGATCAATTGAAGTCGTTGATACTTGGTTTCCACCTTTAGACATTTTTTTCCCCTTAGCCGAGTAAAGATTTCATTTTTTTGGCGGGTATCTTGCCATCGTTGATCATGTCCAGCAGCCCTTGGCCGTACTTCTTGACCGCTGATTTTTTGATGACATATTCGCCAAGCTGCAACATGCCAGTGCCGTCATCTGGGCCTGGTGGGTTAGGGCCACCGACTCGGTCAACAGGGCCGCCCATGTTGTACTGACCCTCACCAAAGCTGCTACTGCCGCCGCCGTCACTGTAGCCACCATAACCACCGCTGTCCCCACCAGTATTTTGGTCTGCAACACTTTGCGCTTGCGCTGCTGATGTATCTGCGGCCAGCGCATCCTGCATCGACTGCATGGATTGAGCGTTCTGGGCAGCATTGATTGCATCAGCTTCTGCTTGTGTAGCAAAGCCAAAGTCGTTCATTGGATTCTTACCAAAATATGTCCCTACATCCTCCACAGGCGCAGGTGATTGCGGCTTACCGCCTAGTAGGCCGACTAATCCACTACTAATCAGACCTGTGAGACTAACTTTTGATATGTTTGTCAGAAAGTCGTTGATCTGCTGATTACGCGCACTTTGCGCGGCAAACTCTTCTGGCGTAGTGGGGGCAATTGGCCCACTTGGAGCGCCGCTACCACCACCGCCCATGCCGCCGCCAGAACCGCCGCCGTAGCCACCTTGGCCCAAGTTAATCAGACCTGATCCACTCATGCGCCTGTAGAGTGCTGGGTCGTAGCCACCGATGGCAACACCTGCGCCCGTGTACGGATTCATGGTTGGCGTCATTTGCGCCATGATTCGCTGGTACGGGGTAAGACCTAACTCGTCAATTGTTGCCATTTACAACTCCTTTGCAAGTACAGACCACTGTGGGCTGTAACCTTCGTCTTTTAAAAATGTCTTTGCCCAGCCCTTGCGGCCTGCCAAAGTCACTCTGGTGCAGCCAATCGACTTGCCCCAGGATTCAATCATCGATCTCATCCGTGAGAGTTCATCTAGGTCGCCACCAGCCAAGAAGTAATGCAAGTTCTTGAGTCGCGGATAGACAATGATCTCTGTCAATACCACCGAGTTTGAGGCTGGCCACAACTGCAGTCTGTGATCCTCAACCATCTCGGCAACATCGTCAAAATTATGTGTGCCTCCAGAGTATTCTAAAGCAGCCTCCACATGGTGGCGTAGTCTCTTCAAATGCTCAGAATCACTCATCGCTTGCCGCTGGCCACCGCATCCAGCCGCATCACCCCGATGCGCCAATCAGCCAAAACCGCACCCGTCACCTTGACATTGACCTGCCGCGCCATAAACCGGACATCCGTAGGGTTGGCCGCCGTGTATGGCCCAAAGGTGGATTGAGCGCCTGTCGGGTAATTGCGGGTCTTGAATGAAACCACCGCCTCGCCCAAGGTCTGCTCATCTGGGACAACTTGCCGCACAGACATCAGGTTGTCGCCGTTGCCAAGCTGCACCGGCCCAGACTCAGCGTAGACGCTGGCGCTGTCATAGGCAAAGCCCACTTCATGCTCGTAGATGTAGCCATCAGATGACACCAGCAGCGGGTTGGTGAACACACCCGCATCAGTGCCAGCAGTACGGGCCAATGAGCCTATGTTCCAGTGGTTTTCGCGGTAGTTGTAGGTGACATAGCTGTCATTCTCATTGCTGCCGCTGCTCGGGTAGTACCACCAGATCTCACCAAACTGGCTGTTGTGGACAGCGTAGACCTTAGACGCTTGGTTGTAGTTGATGTTGTTAAAAATATAATCTGAGACTTCGCAAGGCAAGGGCTTGACATATCCGTCATAAGTGAAAAAGCCACTCTTAGACATCCAGATGGCCGCCGTATCGATGGCCGCTACAGATTGAGCCGAGATCAGGCCGCAGCCAGATCCGGCCTTCTCAAAGCCATAGACAAATGGTGCGCCGATATAGGTCGCCGTGTGTACATCCACATCTGTAAAGAGCAGGTTGACACCCTTGACGCGCTTGCCGGCAATCAATGAGCCAACTGTAGCCAACTCAAAGTCACCAGCCTGATTGGTGGCCGCAGGCGTCCAGACTGTATTGTCTTCTTGGTCACACCACTGCACCTTGCGTGGATTGCCACCAGCGCCAAGTGCAAACAGGATGCGCTCGGCAGTGACCAAAAGAGCCTTGTTGCCCGTTGGCGCGTTGGTAATGGCCGCTGCCAAGGTGGGCGTTGTAAAGCCAAGCTGCCACTCGTACAGCTTGCCGTCAGCGCTTGAACAGGCCACCAGATATTCGCCCCATGTGTCAAGGCTCCATGTGGTGGCCGGAATCAGACCACCCAAGTCGGGTCGGGCCACGCCATAAGCGTATGTGCCATAAGTGCCGTAGCCGTAGCCGGTTTTGATCGTGGCATCGGCAATGCCGGCAGTGATGCCGGTTGGTGTGATTTCCTTGAGTGTCCCCGCCTCGTTCATAGCGTACAGCTTGGACTGTGTACCAGCGGCAATGAATCGCTCACCGCTGTTGTTGCGCCAAGTGATGAAGCCCCTGCACAAACCAGTCATCTGGCTTGCCGAGCGCTTCCTCCAGCCGCCCATAGGCCGCAGGGTGTTCTCGTACCAGCGCACCAGATTCGCGTCATACCAGCGGCCTGCTGCTTGGTACTCTGTGCCGTTTCTGTAGATGCCTGGTGGTAGTTTGAGTGGGATGTACATGGCTATATTGTCGGTAGGTTGGACACAAAGCTCATCGTGACGATGGCCGATGGCACTGCTGGTCGTGTGGGGCTGGCGCTGGCAGCGTACTGCTCAATTTGAACACCGATGTCGGTTGGCCTCCACATGATCTCCACATAATCAGTCGCATTCAAGCTCACAAAGTAATTTATGGCCGCAATGATGTGGAACGGGTCGCCAACACCTTTTCTAGGTGCAAAGCCAAATCTACTATTTGAATTGGCCACATTTGTACCATTGACCCGAAACCAGACATCCACATCCTGAGACGAATTTGTCGTATTTGTAAACTGAATGGAAAACTGCAAGTTCCAGATCCCGCTGTCGGCCACTGTGATTCGACTGTTGCTGGCTATTGTCACGCCATTGCTGAAGTCTGTCGTGTTAAATGTGACGGCATAGGCCGTGGTGGTGTTGGCCGCCGTCTGGTCGGTTGAGTCCTGAAAAGCCCCGTAAGGGTTGTTCATAAACTTGCCGCCCCTTGGCCCAAACAGTGAGCCAAGGACGGAAGTCAGTTTTCTGGAAAAAATGTTCAGTGCGCCGTTGTTCTCGTTCAAGTTCCGGCGCTCGTACACCTCTGGTGGATAACCCAGAGGTGACAGTGAAGGTGTCTCTAATTGTTGCTTGACATTGGCCATGACATGATTATTTCACTTATGCCATGTCTGCGCCTACTTTGCCAACTTCGGCAACCCTGCGACTCCAGCCCTTGCCAAAGGTCGGCCAGTGTGGCAAGTCCATCAGGAATGACAGTCTGCGCTTGCCATAATCGTCAACCAGATCGCCCTCAAATGCCGCCACGGCCTGCAAAGTCTTTGGGCCGATGCCGCCGTCAGGATCAACCCCCACGCACGCTTGCAGCCACTTTGCAGCCCGACCTGGGCCGCTGTTCACCGCCGCATCAAAAACCACATAGTCCACGCCAGCCGGCAGGTCATCGCCCTTGATCTTGTCCCAGTACTTGGCCTTGTACATCGGGCCGACAGTCTCGGGGGTTAGGCCGCGCATGGTTTTTTCATCCACCTCATGCCCGACCCACTCCTCCCAGACCTTCTTGGTGACGCCGAGGTTGGTCATGCCGCCAGGGTCGGATGGATGGTTTACAAAGCCGCCTTCATGGTGGAGGACAGCAGCCAGTGCGGAGTCAAAGTTTTCTTTCATTTCACTGGCCCTGCCTTAGAGAGTAAATCGGTCTTGGCTTGTGAGCCAGCGGATGATCCAAAGTAATAGGCAATGATGCCCGTCCATGCCGTACCAAGGCTGCCCAGCATCATCAAGATGGCAGGGTTGCTGTCATCCAGTTTGTTGAAGAACATTAGCGTCATGATGGCAAAAAAACCGACAGTGACAGAGCCAGCCAATATTGGCGGCATCAGGCTGCGGGTGGTGGCCTGCATCTCCCGCGCTGACTTCCTGTCCTCGACCTCCAGCTTTTCAAAGTTGAGGCCAAGCTCCTGCGCTTGTTTCTGCAACTCGATCTCAGCCATCTTGACTTGAGCAATTTGCTCTGCCGACAGCTTGTTGTTGGAGATCAGGTCGCCCACCTTGTCGGGGTCAACACCGATGGCCTTGGAGATGGCAGACACTGCCATGCCGGCCAGTGGGCCACCCATTGCCGTGGCAATCGTTGGTGCAATTTGTTTTAGCCAGTCCATTACTGTTTACTCCTTGAAAGCATTGTTGCGGCAATTTGCAGCATTGCACGGGTGCTGTCCATGTCTTCGGGCTGGGTAGCCCAGCCGACTGTGATCTGGCCAACAAAGCGGCCTGGCTCCGGTGGCACTGAAATGCGGCATGTGTAGGCCACACCCTTAGCGATATACCAGAGGCCCATTTCACTCTGCGCTGACTTGTACTCGCCGCATGGAATCTCGCTGGCCATCAGTTTGACCACATCGGCATTGTTGGCAGCGTTCTGAGTAAACAAGCCGACATCCAGCCCGTCATTGGTCTTGTCTCTGCCGTTCTTGCCATAAGCCCGATACAGGATGCGCGTGCCAAACATGCTGTTGACTTTGAACACCGCCACCACCAGCGCACCAGATTGCTTGAACAGATGCGCCGCTGCATCCTCCACTCTGTCTTCTGCAATCGTTGGAATCTTTTTGGACTCTTTGTAAGCGCCGATCAGCAGGTCTTGGTTTGTATATACAAAGTACCCTGCAAAGGTGAGCACGGCCATAAGTACAAGAGCGAATAACCTGAACGGAGAACTGACATATGCCAGCACCTTATCCACCAACTGGAGGGGGCGCTCGTCAGTCGCCATCAGCACTTACCTCCGCACTGCTGCTGCATCACCTCAAATATCAGCCAGCCCAAAAAGCCCAGAAGAGCGCCAAACACCAGCAACATGAGCACAAGGGTGATAAATTCGTCAAGTTCCTTCTTTTGCCGTGCAGCAGACTCACGCTCACGCCGTGCATCATGCGCTGCCTCTTTGTCAATGCTTGCGGCACGGGCCACGATCTTGGCCCAGACCTCCATCTTGTTTGATTGGAAAAAGAGCATCTTGATCTCTTCTTCAAATGCTCTAGCCTGCTCGATGGCCAGTTCAAGCTCAATGGCCTTGCCCATTGCGCTGCCCTTGAAGCCGCCCGTCTTGGACTGCTGGACAACTTTGATGGCATCGGCCTTGGCCGAAAAGAACTTGCCCAATACGGGGCCGAGGGATTCTACGGATTGGACAGTCTGGGCGGCAGTCTTCACCAGCTTGACCGCTGTCTGAATGGCCGCTAGCGCTGTGAATGGATCTATCACGACTTCTTCTCCCGCCACTGCAAGCACCAGACCAGCAGCCGGTCAGATGACCATGACCAGCGCACGCACTCAAAGACAGGTGCCGGTGCTTGCGCTGCTGGCGGTGGTGGCGGCAGCGCGTCCATGATTACATGAGGATTTTCTTAATCAGTTCAGCGGCAAAGCCTGGCCCGAGCAGCGTGACAGCAATCAGCGCATAGAGGATGTACTCAATGCGGCTCATGCGCTTGCTGCCTGATTCAAAGCTCTTCTGGATCGCTTGGTAGCGCAGCGCACAGACTTCCTCATGCGTTGCCAGCCGAGCGTCCGTTGCGTCTATCTGATTCATGCTGCTTCAAGTGCGGTGATGCGGGTTGTCAGGGCTGTGATGAGGGCTTGTTGCTCTTGGATTGCTTTGACCAGCGTAGGAATTAAATCTTGAGTGCGTAATCCAAGATATTTAGTTTCGTCCGCATCAGTAACTTTAAATTGAGATATTAAATCGGGTAATATTTCTTGTACTTCTTGAGCAATAAAACCTACCGCGTTCTTCCTGTCCTCACCCTTACCATCAATCCAATCAAATCTGCGTGGCTTTAGCGCCAGCACTTGCGTTAAGCCAACATCAATATCTTTAATATTCTCTTTAAATCGCTGGTCTGAGGTAGATGTAATAGATGTGCTAGTTGAATAAATAGCGCCGCTATCAATCACATAGAATTTATTCGCCCCAGCGCCTGTATTGTAATATTGAATGGCGTTGTATGTTCCGTTGGTTGTATTCCTTGAACAATCAATAAGCAGTGCTGTACTAGCATTACTTGCATTTGTTTGTTGAAGCACAATTCCACGATTGTTTGCAGACTGCAATACCGCTAACTTTTCGCCGCCATAAAGACTCGTAGTCCCCACCAGAAAGTTACCGCTGGAGTCGATACGGGCGCGTTCTGTGCCGTTGGTCTGGAAAGTCATTGCAGCGTTAGACTGCTGAATTAACTCAACATTTCCAGAATTTCCAATTTTATTGATGTAAAAGTAATCGCCCCCACCAAAGTTTGCACCATCCGCATCTAACCAAACTTGGGCAAGACGACTTCCAGCCGTTGCGCTTGAGGTGGCATTAAAGCCGCCACCCGCATTATTTGCAGCGGTTGCATCGCCCGTCCGAAACAATCCTATGCCTAGACCGCCAGTTCCTGCTACAGCCTCAAATTTTACTGTTGGTGTAGTCGTACCAACGCCCACAAAACCCGCCGAGTCGATCCGCATAGCCTCCGCACCACCTTCAGCAAAAGCAATGGTGTCAGCGGCAGGGAAGAAGATGCCGGTGTTGGTGTCGCCTGTGGCTGTAATGGTTGGCGCAGCCGCAGAGCCTGCTGCATGAGATGCAATCCCGCCAACAGTCAAAACCTTACCAGATCCAATGTTCAGGCCGACACTTGTACCAGTGCCGTTGGCGGTGAAGATCGCGTCCACCGAGTCCAGGTCGGTATTGATCTTTGTACCCCAGGTGTCTGTCGATGCGCCTACCTCTGGCTTCGTCAGCAGTAGGTTGGTGGTGGTGGTATCTGCCATGCGTTACTCCTAAATGGATGTCCAAGTCTCTGAATTATCAACGATTGCGACCCATGTTTCTGCACTGTCGCTAATCGGTGTGTAAGTTTCTGCGCTGTCGGGTATCGCACCCCAACCAAATCCAAAGATGATGCCGACAGACCCTGTGGCGCTGTTGCCTGTCAATGCAATTGTGATGGCATTACTGACACTGCCAACTGATCCCGTACCCTCAACACCAGTGATGTCTTGGAACGATATGACCTCGGCCAGCACTGTGCCGACAGCACCCGTGGCGCTGTTGCCGGTGACCGCCTTCGTGCTGGTGACGCTGACAGAGCCGATAGAGCCTGTGGCCGTGTTGCCGGTGACAGCAAATGAAAAACTCGGGGTAACGCTGCCAACTGACAAAGTCGCCGCATTGCCGGTGACTGCATTTGTCGAGGATACCGATACAGAACCGACAGCACCCGTGGCCGCATTACCAGTGATGGCAAACGAAATAGAAACTGCAACTGTGCCGACATTGCCGGTGGCAATTGTCCCGTCTTCTTGGACAGACCTGTCGGCCAGCAAGTTACCAGCAGCACCAGTCGCCTGGTTGCCGCTGATGACAACATTGCCTATCCCGTAAGCACCAAGGCCGTAATAGCCTGTCCCATAAGCAGCCATGCCGCTGCCCCTTGGTTAAGCCAGCCGAATCAGGCCGGTGCTGGCGTCATTGGTTGGCATGGTCAGCGTGAATGTCCCAGCGGTCACTGTCTGTGAACCAAAGGTGTGGACGCTGACCGCCTTGTTGCTTTGCGTGCTGTTGTAGATCAGGACAGCATCAAACGCTGTGGACAGCGTGACAGCAGAGTAGCTGATGCTGGCGCTTGGGGTCACAAAGGCAGTCGTGCCGCTGGTGCTTGGCGCAGTGCCAAAGGTCACTGTCACGCCGCCGGCAGTGTAGCCAGTGCCTGATACCTCATTGGTGGAACTGTAGGCCGTGGTGGCCGCATTGACAGTGGCCGAGGCCAAGTACAGCGCAGCCTTGAAGGTGTCGGCAGTCGTTGCTGCACGGATGACGCCAGTGCCAAAGTTGTGATGACCGACAAGCAGTTCACCCTTGAAGCTGGTACACATTGCCTGAGTATTTGCCATGATCTATTCCTTTAAATTTGTTCAGTAATGCCATCAGCAAAAACACCGCGCTTGAGCGCCATGTGGACGGATCGATGCACCAACTCGCCATCAAGCCAGTACTCGACCCAAGTCGTTGTCTCGGTATCGTTATCCAATGACCCCTCACGCTTTTCAAGCAGTGACTCGTCCATCTCGCCTTTAGTGGTGGTGATCATATTTATCCAAAAGTCTTTGCACGGGTAAGCAATGCACCGCCTGATGTCGCGCCTCGGTCATCAGCGACTTGCAGGTCATTTAAGGCACGCTCGTACAGCGTTGCCCACACCTGAATTCTATTGTCATCTTGAAGGTATGGCGCAGCTTGCAGCAGACTTCCGTACAAATAGGCGTCTGGGCTGGACTCCAAAATAAAGTTTGTTGCGACTGACGCCGACAAC